GCTGGAGGCGGAAAGGGGGAAACGGCGAGTGACAAGAAAGCAGGAGATCCTGATGGACTATCGGCTGATCGTGATGGAGATAGAAACGCTTGAACGGCAATCTAAGTTCCTGAATCGGTATATCGGTGGTCCGCGACCCGTCAGATCTCCACAGTTAACGGGTATGCCCAGGGGAACCAATGACCCGGAAGCGGCGATGCTTCAGCAGGTGGAGGACGATGACCCACTGTTCCGCATCGAGGATCTCAGCCGGGAACTCCGCGAAAAGATGATGGAATTCGAGGCGATCCTGAGCGAGATCCATGACCGCAGACTGTCCATCATTGTCCGGAATTATTACGCGCTTGGATGGACGGACGAACGGATTGCGGAAGACATGGAGCTGTCCAGGCAGACAATCCAGAAGCTTCGTGCTGACTATTTCAATTCATTGGCATGATTTGGTTGAATTGGCACGCAATGTATGATTTAGTGTATGCGTGGAAATCCACACAGGAGGGACGGCGTTCGGACATGGCGCCGTCCTTCTTCTTGGTCTTCTGTTCCATTTGGGGGCCAGCGCGGTAACTCCTTTCCGTGCCTGGGCGGTCGCACTCACAAAGGCGAGGAGGGTCCTGAGTGCATCATGATGCAAACATCGAGCGGTTCTACACATCCCGGGCATGGCGGAAAAGCCGGGACGCGTTTCTGGCGGAGAAAGGCGGACTGTGCGAGATCTGCCTGAGTAAGGGTTTGATCGAACCGGCAGTGCATGTGCATCATCGCAACCCGATTACGCCGGAGAACCTGAATGACCCGAAGGTCACACTTGACCACACCAACCTGATGGCGCTGTGTGAGCGATGCCATCAGGAACAGCACCGGACGAAGCGCTGGCGATGTGACGCGCTTGGACGGGTCTCCCTGTAAGCCCCCCATATGAGGGAAAACGACGCGAGGGGGCGCCAGGGCTGGGGGTGGGTCACGTGTGACCGATCCTGAGATTGGAAGGGGGTGTAAGTTTGGCGGAGATATCAAAAGAAAAGCGGATTAAAACAGAGTATGGCAGGATGAAGGAATTGTTTTCCGCGATGCCGGAAAATGAGCTGAGATTCTGCGACCCGCTGCTGCAGAACGCTGCATTTATGAAGGTCACGCTGGAGGATCTGCAGCAGGCGATCAACGAGAACGGCGTGACGGACAGCTACCAGAACGGAGCGAACCAGAGCGGGACGAAAGCCTCCGCGGATCTGCAGGCTTACAACTCCCTGGCGAAAGTTTACAACGCCCTGATGGACAAGCTGAGCGCGAAGCTCCCGAAGGAAGTCCGGAAGAGCAAGCTGGCGGCGATGATGGATGAGTAAAGCACCGAAGCATCCGGAACAGGACTACATCCTCACGTATTACCAGCGGATCCAGGACGGCACGGAGACGGCAGGCCGGTGGATCATGGACTGGTATGCGCTTGTTGTCAGCGGCCTGCAGGAAAAGCGCTGGTTTTTCGATCGGAAGAAGGCCGCGAAGGCGATCCGGTTCGTTGAGAACTTCTGCCGGCACCACGAGGGCCCGCTGGCTCCGAAGCTGATCCGGCTGGAACTGTGGCAGAAAGCCTTCCTCAGTGTGATCTTCGGGATCCTGGACGATGAAGGTTTCCGGCAGTTCCGGGAAATCGTCCTGGAAATCGCCAGGAAGAACGGCAAGACGCTGATTGCCGCTGCTATCGCTGCGTACATGATGTACCTGGACGGAGAATATGGCGCCCGGATCTATTTCGTGGCCCCGAAGCTGGACCAGGCGCGGCTGTGTTTCAACGCATTCATGCAAATGATCGCGAAGGAGCCGGAGCTGAGCGACCTGGCAAAGAAGCGCCGTACGGACATCTATGTGGCATCCAGCAATTCCTCCGCGCAGCCGCTGGCCTTCAGCTACCAGAAGAGCGACGGTCTGAATCCTTCGCTGACGGTGTGCGATGAGATCGCCAGCTGGCCCGGGGATCCAGGACTGAAGCAGTACGAAGTGCTGAAGTCCGCACTGGGTGCCCGCCGGCAGCCGATGCTGCTGTCCATCAGCACGGCAGGGTATGTGAATGACGGGATCTTTGATGAGCTGATCAAACGGTCCACCGCGGTGATCATGGGCACGAGCAAGGAGTCGAGGCTCGCGCCTTTTTTGTACATGATCGACGATGTGGACAAGTGGAACGACATCAACGAGCTGAAGAAGGCAAACCCGAACATGGGTGTCTCCGTCAGTGTTGATTATATGCTGGAGGAAATCGCGGTCGCTGAGGGGAGCCTGAGCAAGAAGACCGAATTCCTCACGAAGTATTGCAATATCAAACAGAACAGCAGCCAGGCATGGCTGACGGCTCAGGACGTGAAAAACTGCTTCGGCAACAACAAAACGCTGGAGGACTTCCGGCACAACTACGCGCTGGGCGGCATTGACCTTTCCCTGGCAGTCGACCTGACGGCGGCGGTGATCGTGATCGAGAAGGACGGCGTTTCCTGGTTTTTTACGCAGTTTTTTATGCCGGAGAACAAGGTGGACGAAGCGACGGCCCGGGACGGTCTCCCGTATCGCATCTACGCCCAGCGGGGGCTGCTGACGATCTGCGGGGAGAACACGGTGGACTACCACGCCGTGCACGACTGGTTCCGAAAGTTGGAACGCGAGTACGAGATCCTGCCGCTGAAGGTCGGGTATGACAGGTATTCCGCAGCCTACCTGGTGCAGGACATGGAAGCCGATGGCTTCAGCATGGAAAGCGTAAGCCAGGGGAGCAACCTGACGGGCGTCCTGATCGATATGGAAGGCATGATCAAGGACGGCCGGCTCCGGTGTGCTGATGACAATGACCTGATGAAGGTCCACATGTTGGACGCGGCGCTGAAGTTCGAGGAAGGGACGAACCGCAGGCGCTTGATCAAGATGAACGCCAGGGCGCATATCGACGGCATGGCAGCGCTGAGCGATGCAATCTGTATGCGGCACAACTACTACGAGGAATACGCGGCTCAGCTGAGTAATGAGAGGTGAGAAAGATGGGATTGATTGATCGAATCTTCGGCAGGGCGCCGAAGTCCGCGCCGGTGGAGAGCAAATTTACCACGCTCACGGCGTACTCGCCTGTGTTTACCAGCTGGGGCGGGCAAATCTACGAGAGCGAGCTTGTGCGGGCCGCTGTGGACGCAAAAGCGCGGCACGTTGGGAAGCTCCAGTACCGGATCCAGGGGACGGCACGGCAGAAATTGTACACGGCGACCAAAACGGCGCCGAATCCGTGGTACACATGGCCGAAGTTCCTGGAGCGGTGCAGCAACATCTACGACGTCGAGAACAACCTGTTTATCGTTCCGCTGCTGGACGATTACGGGGAAGTCAACGGATATTTCCCGGTGCTCCCGTCCAGCTGCGAGGTGGTGGACCGCGGAGGGGAACCGTACCTGAAATATACGTTCGTAGGCGGTCAGCGGCGGAGCATGCCGCTGCGGCGGTGCGCGGTGATCACCAAGCACCAGTTGAAAGACGACTTTTTCGGCGAAGGCAACAGGGCGCTGATGCCGACCATGGAACTGGTCAATATGGTGAACCAGGGCATCGTGGAAGGCGTGAAAAACGGGGCCACCTATCGTTTCATGGCACAGTTGACCGGGAAAGTTTTTGACGAAGATCTGCGGAAAGAGCGCGAGCGGTTTGACCGTAACAATTTCCAGACGGGCGGTGGCGGCCTGCTCCTGTTCGGGAATCAGTTCACGAACGTCCAGCAGCTTAAGCAGGAAGGGTTCAAGGTGGACGCCGACCAGCAGAAGCTGATCCGCGACAATGTCTGCAATTATTTCGGGGTCAGTGAAAAGGTGATCCGCAACGAGGCGACCGGCGACGAGCTGGACGCCTTTTATAATGGCGCGATCGAACCCTTTGCCATCAAACTGAGCGATGCCCTGACCCGGATGGTGTTCACCGAGCGCGAGCGGAACACCGGGAACGCGATCACGTTTGCCGGGGACCGGCTGCAGTATATGAACATCGGCAGCAAAATCTCCATGGCCCAGCAGCTGGGCGACCGGGGCATCCTGACCATCGACGAGATCCGGGCACTGTTCAATTATGAACCGTTGCCGGACGGGGTCGGACAGCATGTGCCGGCGCGGGGTGAGTACTACTTCGTGGACGAGGGCAAGCAGAACCAGAACGGAGGGAATGACGATGAATAAAGAAGTCCGGAGCCTGGAATTTGAGATCCGGGCGGAAGAAACCGGCAGTGAAGAGCGGGCCGGGCGGCTGACGGGCACACCGATTGTGTTTAACCAGGTCACGGATCTCGGGTGGATCCGGGAGATGATCGAACCCGGTGCCCTGGATAACGCTGACCTGAAGGACGTCAGGTTCCTGGTTGGACACGATACGAGCGGGATCCCGCTGGCCAGGAGCCGGAACAACAACGAAAACAGCACCATGCAGCTGACAGTCACCGAACGCGGCATGGAGATCCGCGTAGATCTTGACATCGAGAACAACCCGCGGGCGAAAGAGCTTTATTCCGCCGTGAAACGTGGGGACATTTCCGGAATGTCTTTCATGTTCACGGTCGATAAAGATAGCTGGGAAGACCTGGAGAGCGAGCAGCCGCTGCGGAGGATTACATCCATCAGCCGGGTGTTCGAGGTCTCCGCGGTTACGTTCCCGGCATACGAGGGCACGGACATCCAGGCGGCTTCCGAAGACGCGGCGCTGGAGAGCGCACGGGTCTCACTGGAGAGTGCGAGGAAACAGGCCGCGGAGGATCGTGCCGCACAGGCCGAGCAGGAACGCCGGACGGCGCTGCTGGAGCGGCTGAACAACCTGAAAGGAGGCAAAGAAAAATGAACTTTGCCGAAATGAACGGCGAGCAGCTGCAGGCCAGACTGGACGAACTGATCGCCGAAACCAGCGAAGAGAAGCGGGACGCGCTGGACAATGACGCCTTGGAAGCGCGGATCAACGAGATCGAAGCGATCCAGAAGGAGCTGGAATCCCGCAAGGAAGCTGCCGCGGAAGAAGCGCGGAAGGCTGATGAAGCCGCCGGAATGGACGGCAAGAAAATTATCAAGGAGGAAAGAAAAATGAACTTTGAAGTGAACAGCCCCGAATATCGTGACGCTTTCCTGCGCCATCTGATGGGCAAGGAACTTACCGCTGAAGAGCGCGCTGCCGTGACGGCGGCCGCCGCGATCCCCACCGAGACCGCCAACAAGATCTGGGGCAAGCTGGAGCTTTACCCGATCCTGAATTCCATTGACGTAATGCACATCCCCGGCAACGTGGTCCTGCCTGTTGAAGGCACGGTCAACAACGCCGCCGTGGTCGCCATGGGCACCGCTGCCACCGACGGCGCCGACACGCTGACTCCCGTTTCCCTGGGCGCCTACAAACTGATCAAGACCGTGGAAATCACCGCCGATGTGGCTGCGATGGCCATTCCAGCCTTCGAGGATTGGCTGGTCGACCGTCTGGCGAACAAACTGTTCCGCCTGGCTGCCGGACTGGTTGCCTCCGGTTCCGGAACCAGCACCATCACCGGCCTGAGCACCATCACCGCGACCGGCCAGACCTACACCGCAGCCGGCATCACCTATGCCGACCTGCTGAACATCATCAGCAAGCTGCCCAGCGAGTACCTGCCGAACGCCAAGTTCGTTATGAGCCGCGACACCTTCTGGAAGGGCGTCAAGGCCCTGAAGACCGACAACGATGTCCGCGTGGTGAACACCGACGTGGGCAGCCCTGCGGCCTACAACATCCTTGGCTTCCCGGTCATCCTTGAAGACCAGATCAGCACCGACGTCATCTTCGGCGACCTGAAGGAAGGCTATGTACTGAACTTCGCCAAGGACGTCGCGGTCGATCGTGACGAGTCTGTGGCCTTCCGGACCGGTTCCACCGTGTTCCGCGGCATGGCTCTGGCTGATGGCAAGCCCACCGGCGTCGGCCTTGTGCGCTTCACCAAGGCAAATTCTTAATGCAGGGCAGCGCTGAGGACGAGAACGTTCCCGCTCCGACGGACGAGGAAATCGACACCGACGAGAGCGGCACGATCTCCGAAGAAGAACTGACCGCCTTAACCGTTGCCCAGCTTAAGGCGTACGCTGCCGAAAAGGGCATCACGCTGACCAAGACCAAGAAGGCGGACATCATCGCCGAGATCCTGGCGGCGCTGGAATAATAACCAACAGGGGCGGGGGAGCGATCCTCCGCCCTATCCTTTGAGAGGTGAGAAGAGATGCTGAAGGAAGCGAAACAGGCCCTGCGGGTAACGGTGAACGCATACGATGCGGAAATTATGGACCTGCTGGAGGCCGGGGCGCGGGATCTGGAAATTGCGGGAGTGCGGCTGCCTGGGCTGGTAAGCCATACGGAGACGGACGGAACCGTGACGGACAGGTCCACGCTGAAAGATCCGCTCTGCCGGAGGGCGATCCTCACCTATACGGCCATGCGGTTCGGCAATCCGCCGAACTATGAGGCGCTGCGGGAAGCCTACGAAACACAGAAGGTCCAGCTGATGCACGCCGACCGCTATACGGCCTACGGGGAAGGTGACGCCGAATGCTGAAGGCAACGGTGATCGACCTGATCCGGGAAAGCCCGGAAGCGCACGGCGCAGGGCTGGAAGTTCCGGAGATTCGGCGCACGGTGTACTGCACGGTGAAATCCATCGGCATGCAGGAAGCCTACCAGGCCATGGGGCAGGGGCTTCGGCCGGAACTGAAAGTGGTTCTGGCGCACGACTTCGAGTATGAGGGCGAGGCGTACTGTGAGCTGAACGGCACGTGGTACTTTGTCCTGCGGACGTACGTAACCGAGGCGGACGGCATCGAGCTGACCCTTCAGCGGGTGACCGGAAACGCCCGGCCGATTGAGGGGGTGTAACGGATGCCCAGTGAATACGAAGCCCTGGTGGCGGCGCTGAAACTGACGGACATCCCCTTTGCGGAGTACGAATGGAAAACGCGGCCGGAAGGCGCATACGGCGTCGTGCAGCTGGACTTTGAAGCGGGTCAGCTGAACGGAGACGGCACAAAGCTGGACCGGGTGTGGGAAGGCAGCGTGGATCTCTTTTATCCGCGGCTGACAGACCGGACGGACCTGATTGACGCCATCGAGGAGACGCTGACGGAGATCTTGGGGAACGCCTGGGAGCTGAACAGCACGCAGTACGAGCACGAAACCGGTCTCTTCCACGTGGAGTGGGTATTCCAGGCGCAGGACGAACCGGAAAGCGGCGAGGGCGGTGGTGATGGCTGATGCCGTACACGATGAAGGTCGAAGGCGTGACGAAGCTGGAGAAGCTGCTGGAGGATCTTGGAGAAAAAGCCATCGACGCGGCAAGCGAGGGCCTGTATGACGGAGCCGCCGCGATGGCGGACGAAATCCGGCGCAACGTGGACAGCATCAAAACGGAACCGTTCCGGTACATTCCGGCGGGGAGCAACGAAAAACGGCTGCCGTCTCCGGAAGAAAAGGCGCTGCTCATGCGTGCGGGCGCCGGGATTGCGAAATTCAAGAAGGATGATGACGGCGTCGGCACGTCCGTCGGATACAGCCGGCGCGGATACGGCCAGATGGTCGGACGCATGAAACCCATTCCGCAGGTGGCGAACGCCATCAACAGCGGGACGAGTTTCATGCAGAAGCAGGCGTTTTTCCGGCGGGCGGTCAGCCGCGGCAGCCGGGACGCAGAAACGGCGATCATCCGCACCCTTGAGGAGCGGCTGGACGCCATTATCAAAGAGAACGGAGGGAACAACACATGAAAGCGAATGTTGGCATGAGGTACGCGGTGGCCAGCCCGGTCAGCGCCTACACGCCCTACACTTCCATCACCTACGGCACCGGGTTTGTGGTGACAGAGGCCCGGGGCGCGAATGTTACGTTTGAAACCGAAAACGGAGAGTTCCGCGGGGACGACATCGTTCTGGACACCGCTAACGGCGTACTGGGCTACACGGTTGAGTTCGAAACCGCCGGACTGAAGGACGCCGTGCGGGCGCAGCTGCTGGGCGAAGTGAAGGACGAAAGCGACGCTTACCACATCACCGGGGCGAGCGCTCCGGACATGGGCTTTGGCTATGTCAAGCAGATGCGGGAAACCGGCGAAAACGGCACGGTTGGCACCACCTGGGAGGCTATGTGGTACCACAAACTGAAATTCGCCCAGCCGAACGAGGAATCCAGGACGAAGGAACGGACCATGGAATGGCGCAGCCCGACCATCAGCGGCACGGGTTCCGGAGTTTTCCTGGCGGCGGCCGCGCAGGAGCCTGATTTCGTGGAGCACAAGACTTTTTCCGCCTTCGCGGCGGCTAAGACTTACCTCAACGGCAAGGCGGGAATCACCTGATTGATCTTTCCGGGGGCGTCTCAAGTGCGGGGGCGCCTCCGGATCTTTTGACGCGAAAAGGAGAAAAGACCATGGCAAAAATCATTCTGAAGGGGCGGGAGATTCCGCTCCTGTACACGTCGATGGAGCTGAAAGCGGCCCAGGAGGAAATCGGACCGCTGGACGAACTGCGGAGCGCGATCACCGGTGTGAAGAACGTTGACGGCGCAGCAGACACCAGCGGATACGGCAGCGCCGAGCACCTGGGAAAACTTGCGAAAATGATTCGGATCATGGGGAACGCGGGGCTGGAGGAAGCCGGGGAAGCGGCGGACCTGACGGAAAAAAAGATCCTCCGCGCAATACGCCCGGCGGAGATTCCAGAGATGATCGGGATCTGCGTGGACGCCATCAACGAGGGATGGGCCAGCGAGATCCCGACCGAGAAGAAGAGCGGTCCGGTGGATGTCGTGCTGGAGGAAATTGAGAAAAAAAAAGAAACGGGCGGCTGACATACCTGTCAGTGGTCAGCTTTGGGCTGATCGCGGGGCTGCGGCTGGATGAAATCAACCGGATGCGGCCCGGCGCGGTGCTTGATTTATTTATTTACCGGCGAAACTATGATGATCAGCAAAACGGGCTGAGGAGAGGGTGAGACAATGGCGGGCGTTAACGTCAAGATGGGCGTCACGGGTGCGTCCGAGTTCAAGCGGAGCATGGCCGACGCGAAGGCCGCCGTCAAGACCTTTGACGAACAGCTGAAACTCAACGAGGCGCAGCTGAAGCTGAACGGGAACCAGGAACTCTACATGAAGAACAAGGTGGAGATCCTGAAGAACGAAATTGACGCCCAGAAAAAAGTTGTCCAGGAGTCCACCAAGGCCCTGCAGGCGATGGAACAGAACGGCGTTTCCAAGGCGAGCGCCGCGTACCAGCGGATGCAGCAGGAAGTGCTGAAGAACTCCACCAAACTGCAGACCCTGAAGACGGACCTGCAGAATGTGGAGACCGGCGCGGACAAGGCCGGGAAGGAAGCGGACGAGCTGGGCGACTCCCTGAAGGGGATCGGGAAGGGCGTCGCCTGGGACAATGTGGCGGAAGGCGTCAGCAAGGTTACAACGAGCCTGCAGAACGGTGCGCGGGCAGCCATCAACCTGGGCAAAAAAATCGCCCAGAGCGCCATGGGCTCCACCGGCTGGGCGGATGACATCCTGACCCGGGCGGCGCAGTACGGCATCACGCCGGAAGAGCTGCAGCGGATGGAGAATGCCGCGGCGTTCATCGATACAGAGGTTGAAGCCATTATCAAGTCCCGGCAGAAGCTGATGAAGGGCGTCGGGACCGGAAGCAATGGCACCATGGAAGCCCTGGAAGCGCTGGGCATCAAGTACGACGGCGACGCGGAAAAGACCTTCTGGGAAACCGGGAAGGCCATCATGAACATGGCGGACGCGGCGGAACAGGAAGCGGCGGCCCAGGCACTGTTCGGACGGAGCTGGCGGGAACTGATTCCGCTGTTTAAGGCAGGGCCGGCCGAATACAAAAAGGCCATGGAGAACACCAACGTCCTGACGGACGAACAGGTGGAGAAGCTCGGCGAAGCGGACGATGCCATCCAGAAGATCCAGCAGCAGGTCGAACTGATGAAAAACCAGTTCTGGGCGGACAATGCCGACAAGATCACAGAGATGCTGCAGTGGGTTGTGGACAACAAGGACAGCGTGGTCGGAGCGCTGACGGCAATCGCCGGCGGCTTCGGGGCGCTGAAAATTGTGGAGTTTGCCGCCAACCTGGGCAAGACCATCGAAGGATTTAAGCAGCTGGGCCTGCTGGGCGGCGCGGGAAAGGCTGTCACAACGGCGGCTACCGGCGCGGCCGGTGCGTCCGGCGGCGGTGTGCTCTCGTGGATCCTGAAGGCGGCGCCCTGGGCGGCCGGGCTGTATACCTTGCTGAAACCGGGAGACACCGCGAGCGATGACCTGGTGGATAAAAACGGGAACCTGACAGAAGTCGGGAAGGCTCTCCAGGAAGAGCAGAAACTGGCGGCGGAAAAGCCGAAGGTGGACCTCCGGGACGACTGGCAGCTGTGGCGTGATTCCATGGTCAAAAAGTATCACGGAGACGTGATTGCCATGGCAGCGCTGGATCGCGGCACCCGGTACAACGCCCTGCAGGATTACTGGGACAAAACCAGGACGGGCCAGGCTGGGATCGGGCCGGCCCAGCTGGAACTGGCGGACATTTTCCGCAAGGGCGGCATGACGGACGCCGCATGGGATCAGCTGGCGGACCTCCTGGACAAGATGACGGAGCTGGACCCGAACATGGAGGATCTGCCGGACGAATTCCTTGGGTTCATGGACACCTACGAGGAACGCCTGGCACAGCTGGAGGAAGACAACAAGAGCCGGAGTGCGAAGGAGAACACCGCCGGGGAGATCGACCTGACCGGAGCTATGAGCGATATGGCGGCAGCGGCGAAGAGCGGCATTGAAAGCGCGAATATCACCGTGGTGGTCACGCCGGAAGCGATGGCCGGATTCACGAACAGCGCGGGGAAGAGCTTTGGCGACCGGCTGAAAAACTTCTTCGTGCCGTAAGGAGCTGATGAAATGATTCTATCGAGGCGGATTGCCCTGAACGGCATCCAGCTGGACGAGCTGCACGACGCGGTTGTGATCCGGAGCGTGGACCCGGGCGTTACGCAGGAAACGGCGGACACCTCCAGTCGGATGGGCTGCGCCGGACAGCGGATAACCCGGCAGCACTGGGAGAGCCTGGAGACGCGGGTCACCTTCGCCATCAACCTGCCAAAGCGGCGGCTGGAAGAGCGCCGGCAGATCTTCGAGGCGGTGTGCGACTGGGCCAGGGGAGGCGGATGGGTGACCATCGGATATATGCCTGGGCGGCGGATGTACGCGGACCGGGTGGTGCTTCCCGGCAGCGGCGACCTGTGGAACTGGACAGCAGAATTTACAATCGGCTTCCAGGCACTGGGGATCCCGTTCTGGCAGGAAGAAGAACCGGCGACGGCAACAGCGGACATGACGGACGGGAGCATGGCAGTCACGGTCGGCGGAAACGTTCGGACGGTGATGGATGTGGACCTGGCAAACATCAGCGGCGTCGTGATCCCAAATATCGCCGTAACGGTCAACGGACGGCAGATCACCCTGACGGGCGTGAACCTGGGCGGAACGGAGACACTGAAGATCCACCACGGAACGGACGGGCTGCTGCGGGCCGAGATCGGTGAGCGGAGCGTGTACAGCCTGCTGACCGGCGCCGATGACCTGTACGCGGATCCGGGCGAAGCCACGGTGGCGGTGAAAGCGACCCGCGCGCTGCGGGTGACGGCCCGGGCCATCGGGAGGTATGTGTAATGCTTTTATTGAAAGGCCACAGCCTGACGCCGGCGCGGAAGATCCGGCCGGAGAAAATGAGCCTGCGGCTGACTGAGCGTGACAGCACGGCGGAGATGACACCGGACAGTATGGACGGCATCACCCACGGCGTGTGGATCCAGACGGAACGCGGACCGGGCGCCGGTACGGTCTGGCGGGTGCGCGGCATCCGTCAGGATTACGGCACCGACATGCCAAACGCATCCCTGGAGCATGCCATCAACACGCTGAAGGACCGGATCCTCTTCGGAGAGGTTACACCGGCGATGATGGGCGGAAGCGAGACGTCCTGCACGGCAAAACAGGCGGTGCAGTACATCCTGAGCAAACAGAGCGATTGGAAGCTGGGCACCTTCGCGTTTAACGAAAGCGCAGCTTATAAGTTTGACGGGGACACGCTGCTGGACGCGCTGGAAACCGTCAGCGACACCCTGGAGGATTGCTGGTGGAGCTATGATTTTTCCAGCTATCCTTTCAAGCTGAACATCACCAAGCAGCCCGCCGACGTGGCCTGTGTGCTTCGTCCCGGGCGGAATATCACCGCACTGAACCTGTCAATTGACCGGACAGGGATGTATACGCGTTTTTACCCCATCGGCAAGGACGATCTGCACATCAGCGGCGACTACGTGAGCCGGAACGAGGACAAGTACGGCGTTATCGCCAAGGTCGAGGTTGACCAGAGCCTGGAGACGGAGGCGCAGCTCCGCTCCTGGGCAAAGCATCAGCTTCGGCGGCACGCGGAGCCGCGGGTGACGGCAACGGTCGGCGCCCTGGACCTGGCGGAAGCCACCGGAGAGAGCATGGACGCCCTGACGCTTGGGCGGATGTGCCGGATCCCGCTGACGGACTTCGGGACGGAGATCACGGAGCGGATCACCGAGGCCGACTATGACGATGTGGTTCATATGCCGGAAGTGGCCAGGCTGACGCTGGCGAACATCCGGGAGGATGTGACCAAGATCATCGCGGACGCGATGAAGAAGAGCGCCGGCGGCGGACGGGGCGGAGCCAGGCAGCAGAAGGAAGATCACGCCTGGTTCGAGGATACGGACACCCACGTGAAAATGGTCGCGGAGGGCATTGTCGGAACGGACAAGGACGGGAATCCGGACTGGGCGCGGCTGAGCGAGCTGACGGTGGACGGGAACGGGATAACGTCTCAGGTTTCCGTCATTAAGGAAAACCAGGAGACAATGGCGTCCCAGATCAAGCAGACCGAGAACAGCATTAACCTGATGGTGAAGAAGGGCGAACTGATCAGTGAGATCAACATGGAGCCCGGCAACATCCGGATCAAGGCAGCGAAGATCAACATTGACGGCGTCATTCAGAACCTGAAAGCGGTCGAGGCGAACGTAACAAGCCTGCAGACGGTGGTCAGCAAGAGCGGCGCGGTCAATGCGAGCTATATCAGCACGGAGCGGATGAGTTTCCAGGGGTACACGCTGACCACCCGGCTGATCACCAGCCAGAGCGGAACGCAGTACCGGGTTGTCTGCACACTGTGACGGAGGGAAGCATGGACGAACTGAAGCAGAAGATTCAGGACGTGTTTGAGCGCCTGCAGAAGCTGGAACTCCCGCCGACCGTGACAAACATGGAAAAGTTGCTGCAGTCGCTCTATGACCTGCGGGAGGTTTACGCAAAACTGGAAAGGATGAGCGCGGATGATCGAGTGGAAACTGATCCTTGCGGACGGGACGAGGATTGACGGCGGAGAAGCCGGGTTTACGGGCGATGAGCTGTGGATCTACCTTCCCGGCTGGACAGTAATCAAAGCGGCTCAGGTGTTCGGGAATCCGGCGAAAACGAAGGAGATCCGCGTCCAGTACAACGAGGCGGAGGATCTTTATCTGGGATACACCGAATGCAAAAATATCATGGCGCAAAGCAAGCGGATTGCGGTGTGCCTGGTGAAGGGGTGACGATATGGCGCAGGCAACAGGGTTTGTGCATGACGCGGAAGGAAATATCCGGATGAATGCCGGAGACACCGGCTCGTTCAAGGTGAAATGCACCCGGGCGAGCGGCGCGGAATGGCCGGACACGGCGCGGATGCTCTACACGGTCAAAAGCGCTGACGGCACCATCGTGCTGCAGCGGATCTACCGGCTGGACGATCAGTGGGGGCTGGGAGACGGCACGGTGCTGATCGAGTTCCACAACGACGACACCGACGACTGGACGCCCGGGCAATACACCACTGAGCGGCGCTACACCGTGGCGCCCATCTGGGACGGAACGCCCAGTAGCGCACGGTGCGTGGATGCCCTGGCAGAAGGCGCGGCGCACATGATCGAGGGCGTGCCGGTGCGGACGGTGTTCAAAGGGACGCTGACAATTGAGAGCGTGGATGGGAGGATCTGACGATGGCAGACGATCTGAATGAGGTATTCGAAGAGGCGATGCAGGATGCGGTGGTGATCACCGTGCCAATTGACGATACGCTGAGCAATTCCGGCGAGGCGGCGGACGCAAAGGCGGTGGGCGATGCCCTGGCGCTGAAGGCCAACGCTTCGGATATCGCGAGCATTAAGGTCAACGAACAGCAGGCGGACAACCAGGGACAGATCCTGCTGAGCGGCGAGGATGTGCCCGTCAGCGAGACGGACGAGCGGACCATCGCGGCGGCCATCGGCGCGGCGGAAGACCGGACGGCGGCAGACATTGCCATGGGCGCCAGCGATGAAACCACGATCGCGGAAAAGATGGCCGAAGTGGAGACGAGCGCCACCAGGACGGGCGCGGAGATCCCGCTGACGGATGCGCTGGGAGCGCCCACGGTGGCGGCGGCGGTGCAGGCCCTCCAGGGCGCGGTGAAAACGGTCAACGGCGAGCCTGCTGACACGGAGGGGAACGTGAGCCTGAGCCGGGTCAACCTGGCGGGGAACCTGGAAACGGCCTTCAAGGCATCGTCTGAAGGCGCTTTCCTCCAGAGGAGCTCCGGCGGCGCGGCGGCTGTGGTGGACGGCGAGGCGCAGCTGCTGAGCGTGCAGGGCAACAATGTGCACAGCGGCTATGTGGCGGAAATCGTGGGGCTGGACGTGCAGCCTGCAAGCGCGGACAGCGAGCTGGCCGCGACCATTGACCGGGCGGTCTGGCGCAGCGGCGGGCCCGGAACAAGCGGCACCTACACGCTGCTGCGGGGATCTTCCGCGTGGACGCTGAACGGGGCAGCCTGCACGCTGGACGAGATCGGGGTCACGATCACCGCCGGCACGCCTGCGAACGGTGACAAAATTATTATCAGCTACCAGGAGGAAGTGCGCGGCACCATCGCGGTGGCCACGCCGGAATCGTTTAATGCCACCGGGTGGAACCTCTACCAGAGCGCAACGGGGTACGCCAAAGTCGTCCGTTATTCTGACGATTACGGATACAAAATTTCCGGAGCGTACACCGCGCTGCAGTTCGCGGCGACCGTGGGCGGCAGCCGGAGCGCCATCACTCCGAACAGCAACGGCATTTTCCAGGTGCCGAGTGATGGCTATGTGTTTGTTACCGGCGGAAATGGATCCACCACGGCGATCTATCCGACTTGGAGCGACTGGCTTGATGGCTATCCTGGCGAGTTCGCCGCGTATGCGCGGGAAACCATCGACCTGAGCGCGATCATGACGGCATGGTTCCCCTATGGGCTGCTCCAGGCGGGCGACATCCGCGATGAGATCAGCCTCGCGGACAGCCTGGCGATCAACCGGGTCGACCGGATGGAGTACAGCGCCGAAAACCTGGCCCAGGCGGTCGCCACCGGGCGTTCATATGAGTACGATGAAAGCTATATATATCTGGCACGGAGCACACCCGCGACCCATGCGATCGACCTGATCGGCGCATTTACGGTCAGCGACCATGGCACGGAGTTTTTCCTGGGGAGCACCGTGCCCGTCTGGGCGAAATGCACATACAGCGCCAACCTGAAAAACAAGCTGGAGCGGGACGTGCTGACCATCAGCCAGCAGTCGCTGACCAACGAGGAGCGGGCGCAGGCGCGGGCAAACATCGGCGCGGCTCCGGCGGCTGAAGTGGCGGGCCTGGGATATTACTTCCCGGATTACAGCAACATCAAGGCCAACACGATGACCGGCGCGGCAGTGATCGACTACACGGCGGACGAGGACTGCTGGGTGAATATATTCAGCATCCTGGCGTCGGCTGCGCGGTCGGTCCAGGTCAACGGCATCACCGTCGCTGCGGCGTCCAGCGTGACGATCAGCAGCACGAAATATTACTCGCTGAGCTACTGCGGAATGATCCACGCCGGGGACAGGGTCGTTACGACCGGAACCGTGCGCGGCCTGATCTGCGGGCTGAAGCGGTAACAAACAAACAGGGACCCAGCCGGTCGCCCCTTGAGCAAGGGCACCGGCTTACTTTTATTATGCTACAACGGGAGGGATGGAATCATGGGCGTTATTAACGCGGAATGTGGAAAGACGGTCCGGATTGCCTACCAGGGGGAAAACAACCGGCAGCAGGTGCGGTTTGACCTGGCGGACATCATGGGCGAGTTTCCGGGAGGGACTGCCGTGCTGGCGATCCTGCGGAGCGGGGACACGGATCCGGTGCCGGCGGCTGAGGTGGAGCTGGACACGGACGGCAAGGCGCTTGTCTGGACCGTGACGGCCTGGGAGTGCGCGGTGGAAGGGTTTGTGTACGCGCAGGTGACCTACGCGGTGGACGATGTCGTGGCGAAGACCCGGATCTGGCGGTTTGACGTCAAAAACAGTTTAGTGGTCAGCGGCGCGGAGCCGGAGGGATGGGCTGATCTGGTGGGGCAGCTGGTGACGGCTGCGGCGGGCGTCAATACGGCGATCGAGGCGGCGCAGGAGCAGCTGCGGCAGTATGTGGCAGATGCCGAAGCAGCGGAGAGTGCTGCGGCACAGAGCGCAACGGCAGCGGGAACGGCGCAGGCGGCTGCGGAGACTGCCCAGAGAGCCGCGGAGGAGGCTGTCGGTCAGTATGACGATATGACAGCCACAGCGACCGGGCTGGCGGCAGGATCTGCGCCTACAGCGGAGATTGACCACACTGGGAGCGCTCCGGTGCTGCGGCTGGGGATCCCGGCGGGAGAGCGCGGTGCTGACGGTGCCCAGGGACCCCAGGGTGAGCGCGGACCGGCGGGGCCTGCAGGTCCGAAAGGCGACCCGGGCGAAGCGGCGGACGTGATTGATGACACCGCTGCATCCACCAGTAAAACGTATAGTTCCAGCAAACTGGAGACGCAGCGTGAAGAGTTATTGAGCGCAATAAACGAATTGGACAATATTGTTTATACTGGCGAGACTGTTATCACAACTTTCAAACAGGGAACCGTCTTAAAGCCGTCGCAGGCAAATAGATGTACTTCCGGGTATTATTCTTGCCACGCAGGAGATGTAATTTCTTGTACTGGTATCCCAAACGGAATGAAGTATGGGATTGGCGGAGATTTATATGATTCTGGTTGGAAGACAGCAGACTTTCAATATACTGTCCATCGAACCGGTGAGTTTGTAACAAATATTGCAAAGTCGAACGGTACAGATGCTATTACGCCAAGCGAAATAGAAGGTTTTTCGATTACCGTAATACATAAATCAACCATTATTTCACAAAATAAAGCAAATATCGAAGAAATCCATGACGAACTGGCGCAAGTAGACATTGAAGACAAAAACTTGATTGGAAAACTGATCGGTAGTTATTACCCCGCGAAGATAAAAAAAGGAACAGTGTTTACTGTTTCTTCAAGTGACAGCACTAATTTCGGTAATCATTTCATATTACGCTATTATGACAAAGACAAGAATTATATCAATTATAACACCATCCCGTCTGGAGTTAGTTCAGAAACGTTAACGATGGCCTATGATGGCGTTGAATATATCAGACTTCAACGCTCCCCTGGCGTACCCATCCAAGTGGAAATCAATGCAGAAAAAACGCAATACGAGCCATATCATTTAGACAAAATAGAATGTAATAACATCCAATGGGCAAAAGATGTGGCAAGACAAGGTTTTTTCGAAATAAATTCCAAAGAACAGATGGCGTACGGAACTTTCTCGTCAGACAAAGGGTATAATGACTCGTCTAACCGTTTACATAGTGCGGACATTTTTATCCCTGCACATATTGGGGACAGAGTAATAGCACACTCTGATTCCCATAATGTGCTTGTGGGAATAACGCCAGACCCAAATGGTACACAGACTGATTTTACAACAGGATGGAATTCTAATATTGATGTCGTTATAGAAAATGAAGGGTATTATATTTTTCTTGCCCAATCAGCTCCAGAAAATTTTGATGGCTTTTTTAGGGTAATACCTTATATTTTTAATAACGAAAGTTCGCATATTGAACAGTATTATGCTAATGAGATGGCGGACACAATTGCAAAAATAAGAAATGAAAACACAGAACCGTCTATTGTTTTTCCATGGGTAACGGACATCCACAGGTTTAAGGCTTCAGTACAGACATTCCCGGACATGATTAACAACATAAAGAAAATCACAACAGACATTAAATGCGATTTTGTTCTGAACACGGGCGATACTATTGAGGGAGATCAACAGCAGGATGTTTCACTTGGACAGGCGTATGATTGCATTTCATCGCTTACTTCTATTGGGGAACCGCTATTTTATGTAGAAGGTAATCATGATAATAATCCTTATATCAGTTCCGGGGCGTTGGTGTTTAATCTGAAGCAAGTATATGGCGGCTTCTTTGCATCAACAAAAAACGTTATATTTAACGTAAACGAGAACGGAACGGATTATTACTTCGATTTCCTTTCAACTGGTGTTCGATTCATTTCTATCAATTCCTGCAATCCTACTATAGCAACAAATTACGGATTTGGCAATTCTACTGCGGCTTGGCTTGCACAGGCATTGAATACAGAACATACTGTCATTATTGCGTCCCATGTTTCGCCAATTAAAGAACACGTTTGGAACAACATTAATCCGGGGAACGCTGATGGCATAAGAAGCGCGATGTCCGATTTCGCAAATAGTGGTGGCAAACTGATCCTTCTGACGGGTCATTCCCATGTTGATGCAGAGTTTGTAAATCCATATATTGAAGTGACGAACGTATGCCAAAAGTTTGAGAAAGCGGACATAACAACTTCACAGTATCTCGCAATGTCTGGCATGATAGATGGATTGCGTAACCCGGACAGGGTTGCAGATACATACACAGCAGATGCATGGACGATGTGCGTTTATAAACCGATAAGCAATGAATTTGACTTGATTCGGTTTGGGGCTGGGGTTGATCGTTATATTCATTGCGAACCGATCACTGCGGGTACTCTTACAACAAAGCTAAACGGAACAGTGACATGGAGTTCGTCAAACAATCAGATTGCAGAAGTATCCAACGGGACGGTTACTTTTATCGGTACAGGTCGGTGTGCGATCATAGCAAAAGACAATACTGGAAACATTGAAGTGTGGATTGTTGATAACTAAAGAGCTGAGAGTTGCGGATGCTGTTGAAATTCTCGCGCACGAACTTGCTCATGTTGCTGTTGGGAGCGATGAAGAACATGGCAAAGCATGGGAAGAAGCTTTCGATGCTATCCACAATGAATTTGACAGAATAGGAAATGAAATGTTCGGAACAGACGATGCTGTTGCAGTTGATGTAGTGTCAGGAAAGGCTTACACGAGAGAAAACGCTGAGACTTAAATGAGCCAATTGATGAGAGTTAAAGGAACAAATTGATGTGTATGCGTGTGTAACAATACACACTTTACACCCTGCCCGTACAGGGTAACAGAACGGGGAGAAACAGAGACACTCCAAAGAGAATGGGGCTACTGCCCCTTGCCAAGGACATAAATGTCCGTAGCAAATCAGTAGCCCTTCTTCTTCAGCCATTCATCGAGCGCTTTCTGGATGCACCATGAACGTGGTCTTTCTTCATCCTTCATGTATTTCTCCAGACGTTCTACGATGGATGGCGGAAGGCTGATGTTGAACCGCTGGAATCCTTCCTCTTCGATGCCACGAAGGGAGCGCCCTCCATTGATACCCATCAGTATCACCTCCAAAA